CACGTCTGCGCCCGGCTCCAACTTCGCGACCCTCGGCGGTGCCACCGCTGTGCCGATCGGGCCGCACGCGACGAACACGAAGCTCAGCACCTACGCCGGCCTCGTCAACGCCTACAACGCGGTGGCCGCGTCCGGTGGGGCGCTCACCGGCTGGGCCCTGTCGTCGCAGGCGAAGGGGCTGCTGCTCAAGCAGACGGACCCCAATGGTCGCCCGCTGCTGTTCGACGCCATCCAGGCCGGCTCGCCCATCTCGCAGCTGCTCGGCGAGCAGGTCAGCTACACGCAGGGCGTGTACAAGTCGGGCTCCCCGAACCAGATCGGATTCGCGGGCGACTGGCAGTCGGCGATCTGGGGCTCCGTCGAGGGGATCCGCGTCTCGGTGTCGACGGAGGCGTCGATCACCGACGGCACCAAGCCGCTGGTCGTGGGGTCCGAAACGGTGCAGGTGCCCAACGTGCTCAACCTGTGGCAGCGCAACATGTTCGCCATTCTCGTCGAGGTCGAGATCGGGTTCCAGGTCCGCGACCTGGCCCGCTTCGTCAAGCTCACCGACGGCGCCGTCGCGGCCTGATCGGGGGTGACCCATGTACGCCACCCTGACTGATGTCACTACGCGACTGGGTCGCACCCCTGAGCCGGCCGAGGCTGCGCAGATCGGGGCATGGATTGGGGATGTGTCTGGGCTGATCGCCGAGCGCATCCCCAATCTGGCCGAACTGGCAACCGACCCGGCCTATGCGCAGAAGTTGACGTCGATCATCTGCGCGGTCGTCATCCGCAAGGTTGATAATCCGACCGGGAAGCTGCAGGAGCGGATCGATGATTACTCCTACGGCTTGTCCGCTGAGGTGGTGCGGTCGTCTGATCTGACCCTGACTGATGCGGAGTGGGCACGGCTGCTGCCGGGGTCTGGTGCGTCGGCGTACACGGTGCGCCCGACATATGCGCCGGATCGGTGGTGTCAGCCATGGTGACCCACATTCTGCGGAAGAGCCGGGCGGCGTTCGCCCGGCGTATGCGTGACTCGTGCGTGATCGTGCGCCCCGGCCTGCCTGTCGATGACGGGCAGGGCGGGGTGATCGAGTCGGTGACACCGGTCTACGAGGGCGCCTGCTACGTGCGGTATCCGGGGTTGGCTTTCGAGTCGAACCGGGAACTCGCTGGCGTGGAGGTCGTGCAGTCCCGCGTGGTCGTTCGTGTCCCGTTCGGCCCGATATTTCGGCCGGGTGATCGGATCACGATCACGTCCTCGCCGGACACGCCGCATCTGGCGGGGACGGTGCTGCGGGTGGCGTCGATCGATGACCAGTCGCAGGCTACTGCGCAGCGGCTGCTGTGTGAGGACAACCAAGCGGGGGTGGCGACATGACGGTCTCAATCGACATGTCGGAGGTCCTGACGCTGGCTGTCGACATGCGGCAGGCAGTCCGGAAGGCGACCGGCGAGACGAAGAAGATCGTCGCGAAGGGCGCCCTGGAGATCAAGAAGGATCTCCAGGGGCAGATGGCCGGCTCGAAGCACTTCAAGGGCTTTGCACGGGGCATCACCTACGACGTTCTTGACGGCGGATTCTCTGCGGAGATCGGCCCCGAGAAGGGCAAGCCTGGCTCCGGCGCAAACCTCGGATACTTCGGCACATCTCGCGGTGGCGGCACGGTCGAGGATCCCATCGAGGCGCTGCTGCGTGAGGCACCCGAGGTTGAGCGGCGCCTGTCTGACCTGTACGGCGGTCTCCTGTGAGGGGGATCGTCGAGTCGGTCATGGCCCGCCTTGAAGCCGAGGGGCTGGCCGTGTACTGGCTGGCCGTGAAGGACAAGCCGCAGTGGCCGTATGTGCTGCTGTGGGGGTCCGGTGGCCAGCCGGCATCGGTCACGGTCGGCGGCGTGCAGGACCATCTGGACGACCGGCTCGGCGTGACGTGCGTGTCGCAGTCGACGCTTGGCGTCCTCGATGTGGTGCGCCGTACCCGTGCCGCTCTCTCCGGCTTTCAGCCCACGTCTCCCGCTTGGCATGTGCAGCCGCTCGTGCTGTGGGAGTCCCAGACGGCGCAGCTCGACCGCGATGTGACGCTGCCCGACATCAATCAACACCCCGTCTACGCCGTCGACCTGTACCGGCTCGTCGGCGACCCCATGGAGGTCTAGATGGCACTCGTGCCCGCGTGGGACAAGCGCACCGGTAAGCCGCTGCGCGACCTGGTCCCCGACCACTACTTCGAACACCCGATTTTCGGCGTCCATCTGTCGCCGACTGAACCCGCATCCAAGCCGGTCAAGCCGGCCAACCCCCCGAAGGAGGCCTGAGCATGGCTGGAGTCAAGACCGCTGCGAATGGCAAGATCAAGATCGCGCTGCTTGTCGGCGCGGACCTGCCGAGCGACATCGAGACGCCGCTGGCGGTGGCGGACCTGACGGCAGCGCCGGACATCTCGTGCAACGTCGCCCTCAACGGGTTCGTCGCCGGGTTCACGGCGTCGGACACGATGAGCGATCCGGCTGTCTGCGAGTCGTCCAACTCGCAGACCCGCGGGTCGTCGAACTTCCAGGTCGCGCTGCCGATTTTCTGGTACATCGACGCAACGACTGGCGCCTACACCGCGCTTGACAACGACGCGTACGAGGCGCTCAAGAAGGCGGGGACGGTCGCGGCGATCGCGGTCCGTCGCCACAAGGACGCCAAGCTGGCATGGGTGTCGGGCGACATCTACGACATCTTCCTGTTCGAGACGGACGAGCCGCAGTCCTCGGACGGTCAGGGATACGTCAAGAAGCTGATCAACGGACTTCCCCGGTCGGCCCGTCAGGACCTGGTGGTCGCGGGCGCCTGAGCCCGTATTGGTGCCCGTCGGTAGCGCTGCTGCCGACGGGCACCGTCACATGCATAGCGAGAGGACATGATGAGCGAAGACATTTCTGTGGCCGATGAGGCCACGGCCGAGACCGACCTGTCGGTTGGCGAAACGGCACCCGTCGAGGTCGCTGACGACATCGAGGCCGATCCACTGCCGGAGGATTTCGACCTGGCGGCATGGGTGGAGGGTTTGCGTCCGACGCGGCGCGCCTACCCGGTCGGCGGGATCAAGATCGTGCTGCAGGCGCACTCGATGGAGTGGGTCCGCGAGCAGATGCCCGAGTTGGCGGACCTGTCGCAGGTCGAGCGGACGGCTGAGCTGGTCGCCCGTCACGTGGTGCAGCCGGCCGGGATGACCCGCGCGATGCTGCTGCGGATCGCGGAGACGCATCCGGTCGAGTTCGAACAACTGGACATCATGGCTGCCGAGTTGGACACCCGGCCCGCGCACATGATTTCGCCGCGTTTTTTGCGCGTTGCCTCCGACTGACCAAAAACCGGTGGGCGCGTGATGCGCTCACCGCTGCCCGTGAGTGGGGCGCCCAGCCGTCAGAGATGCTGGGTGTCCCCCGTGGGCGATGGTCGGAGGTTGACCGCAAACTTGCGCAGGCGCTGACGCTGCACGACAAGGATGTTTGCCCGGGTGGCTGTGGTCACTATCTGGATGAGACGTCCACGGAGGACGGCTGGCATGAGGCGCACACGCTGGTCTGTGATGCGTGCGCGGCCCGTGACAAGTACAACGCGGAGCTGTCGAAGAACGACAGCCGCGCGCCGGGGACGCTGGTCTACGTGACCCGCGAGGACGGCGACGACTAGGCGTTGCGCATCAGCCAGTCGACAGTCAGCAGGATGACGCCGACCCCGAGGGCGATTGGGAACAGCGGGATGCCGGCTCCGAGCGGGTAGGCGATGAGCCCGCCGCCAAGCCCGGCGCCTGCCAGTAGCACGCCGAGGAATCGCCACTGCGAGGTGCGCTTCGGGCGCTTCGTCGCGGGCTCGTTAGTCACCTGATCACTCATGCATCTCATGATGCCGGACGCACGGAGGTGCTCGCATGGCGGATCGGTCTATCAAGGTCAAGCTTTCGGCGGAGGCCGACGAGTTCGCTCGCGAGATCAACCGATCCGCGCAGTCGCTCGACAAGCTGGCGAAGCAGGCTGGCCAGTCGGCTACCGCAACGCAGGTGGGCCTGGGTAAGGCGACCCAGTCGACCAAGGGACTGTCGGCCGGGTTTACGGACCTGACCAAGTCGGCGGGGATCTCGGTCGGAAAGTCTGCCGAGGCGGGGACCAAGCTCGCCGAGGTCGGGACCGACTTCAAGACCCGTTTCACGGACCTGTCGAAGTCGATGAGCATCGCCGTCGGCGAGTCCGCTGAGGCGGCAACCAAGCTCGGCGGCGTCAGCGCCGAGTTCCAGAAGATGCAGCACTTCGCGACCGAAAATACTCAGGCGTGGAACACGGCGGGGCAGGCCATTGCTGGCGCAGGTGCCGCTGTGGTTGGTATCGGCGCGCTCGCGGTCCGTGAGTTCGCGACGTTCGATCAGGCGATGTCTGGTGTGGCGTCGACCGGTGCGGACGCG